ACAGGTTCTGCGCCGACGTTTCAGAATGCGGGCGGTGTGAATACAGGGCGCGAGATTTTCAACACGACGTCCGGTGTCGGTGCGAACGTGATTCCGAGTATCAGTTCTGGCGCGAGCGCTTTGGAATGGGACGATCCTGCGCTCGAGGTGAATTTGGCGGCTGCGACCGCCGCGACCGTCTCGGAATTGAGGACTGCTTTTCAGACGCAGCGGATCCTGGAGCGGGACGCGCGGGCAGGCGGGCTGAGGTACCAGGAACTGACGATGAGTCATTTCGGCGTGCAGCCCAGCGATGCCCGTCTTCAGCGCCCGGAATATCTTGGTGGAGGAACCTTCCCCCTGAACGTGAACCCGATCGCAGCTACGAATGGTGCGGCTGCTCTGGGTGTGTATATCGGTGACCTGGGCGCGTTCGGTACGGCCAGCTCGTCCGGCAAGGGCTTCGTGAAGTCGTTCACCGAACATGGTGTGATCCTCGGGCTGGTCCAGCTGACTGCGGATTTGACGTACCAAGAAGGTCTCCACAAGTCTTGGACCAGGCGGACGCGGTTCGACTACTATCTTCCGGCTTTCGCGCACCTTTCGGAGCAGCCTGTCTACGCGAGTGAGATTGTGGCCGACGGGACCAACCAGGACACTGTTTTTGCGTACCAGGAGAGATGGGCGGAGTACCGCCATGCGCCGTCGCGGGTTTCTGGTGCGTTCCGTTCGACGGCCGCACAGCCGCTGGATGCGTGGCACCTGGCCTTGGACTTCGGCGGCACGCCGCCGACGTTGAATCAAGCGTTTATCGAGGACGACCCGCCGATTGATCGGATTGTGGCCACCCCCGACGATCCGCATTTTGTGATGGACTGTTTCTTTGAGATGAAGGTGTCGCGGGTGATGCCGACGTACTCGGTTCCCGGTCTGATTGACCATTTCTAGAGGTGAACGATGCACAGTAGGGACGAAGCTTGGGCGGCGATGGAGCGGGCGATTATGAATATGTATTGGCTTTATACGACGAAGGAGCCGACTTTTGCGCGCGAGCGCGTGGATGAGATGACTCGTGATTTTGTGATTTTTATGGCGAAGCAGATTCGCGAGGCGTCGGATGTTTGACGATCCGGGCATGAACGCGGTCCTCGGCGGTTCGGCACAGCTGGCTGGCGGGATCATCGGTGCGGCTGTGTCCGCGCGTCAGGCCGCGAAGCAGCGCAGGTTCCAAGAGCGTATGTTGAAGAATCGCTATCAGTACCAGATGGCGGACATGCGAGCGGCTGGGCTCAATCCGATACTGGCGGCAGGTGCTTCACCTCCCTCGCCGTCCGGGGCGGCGGCGTCAATCGGCAATCCTGCCGCGGGCGTCGTCGCTTCGGCGAAGGAGGCCGCCCGGGCCAAGTCTGAAGTGGGTTTGCTCCGTCGGCAGAACGAGCTCGCGGAAGCGCAAACGAAGAATCAGAAGCAGCAAGAGGCCTACATGAAAAACCATGCAGAGGCCGAGGCGTGGAATATCCAAGCCAACGAGCACAACGCGAATCGCGCGTTGTTCCAGGCTGCGTCAGCTCGTGAGCAATTGCGGACGGACAAGGTTCGCGGGAATGTCTATGGCCACCCCCGTTACGAGCAGAAGTTGTGGCTCGACGAGGGCCTGAAGTCGGCCAACAGTGCCGTGAACGTGGCCACCGGTGGTCTGCGTAGCCTGTTGTTCGGACGCAAGCTGAAGCCCGGACAGGGCGTTTTTAGGAGATGATGATGGGTTTCAATCGACACGAGCGGCGGCAGGTGGTGCATCGGCACCAGGTCGACGATGACGATACGGATCGGACGAAGCAGGAGTTCGCCGAGGTCGCTGACATTCGGAATATCGCAGACCGGTATCTGAAGACGGGGATGGCCCCGCAGACGAATCGCGAAGCGATCTACGGTGACTTTTCGAACGTCGACGACTACCTGGAAGCGCGCAATCAATTGCTGGCAGCCGAAGAGGCGTATGGCCAGCTGCCGCTGGCGATCCGCGATCGGTTCTCGGGAATTCCCGAGCTCGTCGCATTCGTCGCCGACGACGCGAACATTGGCGAAGCGCTGGAGCTTGGCGCGATCAGTCTTGAGGAAGCTCGGGCCAGGGGCTTCACGCCCCCCAAGCTGAACGAGGAGGCGCCCGCCGAGGCGCCGCAGAGTACGCCGCCGGAGGGCGGCGAACAGCCCGCGTAGCGGGCCTACCATCACCCCTTCTTGATTGGTGATGGTTTTGGCGACAGGTTTTTCAAAGCTGTCCTAGGAGGCGACCATGGCGAGACGACGACGCATGAGCCGGGCGAAGTCCCGGCGATCTTTCAAGCGCGGCAACAAGACCCACAAGAAGAACACCCCCCGCCTGATGCGCGGAGGTTGGATGCTGTGATTTGCACCCGTCCCATTCATGGTACTAGAGACGCGAACGGCCGTGTGTACATCGGCAACGATTCGCGTGTAGCCCCTGAGTTCAAGGCTAAGGTCCGTTGTGGGAAGTGCCCTAGCTGCACGCTCGAGCGTGCCTCTGATTGGGCTTGCAGGCTGTCTCACGAGCTGGTCACGAGCAAGTCTGCCGCGTTTGTCACCCTCACCTATGACGATGAGCACCTCCCGCCTGGTGGCGGGTTGGAGACGAAGGATCTCATTGGCTTTTGCAAGCGCCTCCGGGAGGCCGTCGGCCCTTTCGGCGCTACACCGTAGGCGAGTATGGCGAGCGCAACGATCGACCCCACTACCACCTCCTTTTGTTTTCGGATGATTCTGATTTCCTTCCTTTCTCTCAGCAACTTAGCAAGACCCTTTGGACCTCTGAGGTTGTCGAGAAGAAGTGGAAGAAGGGCTACTGCCCTGTTGGACGTGTCGAGTGGGATTCGATTGGGTATGTCTCGCGCTACGCCCTGAAGAAGCGCTACGGGATGGCTGGTGAGGTGTTCTATGAGGGGCGCAAACGAGAGTTCGCCACTCAGTCCAGGCGACCGCCGATTGGTCGCCGTTATTTCGAGAAGTACTGGCAGGAGATGTATCCCCGTGACGAGGTTGTTGTTAACGGGCGATATCGCCGCCCCCCCGTGCGGTATGACAAGTGGCTGCAGGGAATTGACCACGATCTGTGGGAGCGCGTCCAAGAAAAACGCCTAGCCGCGCAACGCCCTGATCCAACCCCGCACGAGCTTGGTATTATCGAGTACAACCAGGCGGCAGCACGCCGCCGTTTCACGGAAGGACGATCGAAGATATGAACCCTGATGCGATTGAGTACATCGGTGAAGCTGTGGTCGGCATCGTCGGCTTCATTATCGGATGGTTCTCCAAATTCAAACGAGGTGGAAAATGACCAAAAAGACCGAAGGTGCTCTGTGTGTGTTTGCGGTTTACGACTCGAAGTCGGACGCGTACATGAATCCGTTTGTTATGCACACTGCACCGCAAGCCGTGCGCTCCTTCACAAAGGTGGCGCTCGATCCCGAGCATGATTTCCACGCCTACGGTGCGGACTACACACTGTTCGAGCTGGGCACCTGGGACCCGCAGCGGGGCGTGCTTGAGCGGCACGACCAGGCCGTGAACCACGGCAATGCGCTGCAGCATCGGGTCGCGTACGAACAGCAGATGGCAGCAGCAACAGCGAACAATGGTGAGCCCAAGCTCGCCGTGATGGGAGGCGAGTAATTCCAATGGCCATGGATATCAAGCGGAACTCGGCGCGTGGGTCGCATACGAACACGCAGTATTCGTTCTCGCACGTTCCGACGGTGACGAAGCCGCGGTCGACGTTCAATCAGAACCATGGCCACAAGACGACTGGTGATGCCGGGTGGCTCCTTCCGATTTTCAATCGGGAGGTGCTGCCCGGCGATACCTTCAATGTTCGGCCCCATATCCTCGCGAGGCTGGCTACGCAGCTATATCCCGTGATGGACAATATGTGGTTCACAGTGTGGTTCTTCTTTTCTCCCTTCAGGATCCTGGATGACCGCTGGGTGAATATTCAGGGCCAGAAAGAGAACCCTGGTGATGACAACTCGGCGCTTGCGACTCCGGTTGTGACTGTGCCCGTTGGCGGTTTCGCCGAGGCTAGCCTCTACGACTACCTGGGCGTCCCGCCTGGTGTCGAGCATGAGACTGTCGTGAACTACGACGCTCGTGCATACAACGCTGTGTTCAACGCTTGGTTCCGCGCAGAGCAGATTCTTGATTCGGCTGTGGTCGACAAGGACGCAGGCCCTGACGACCCTGATGACTATGTGCTTCGTCGCAGGATGAAGCGCGCGGATTATTTCACCCGTGGCTTGCCCGCACCGCAGCTTGGTGACGCTGTGGAGTTGCCGCTCGGCACGAGTGCGCCCGTTGTTGGTACAGGTTCTGCGCCGACGTTTCAGAATGCGGGCGGTGTGAATACAGGGCGCGAGATTTTCAACACGACGTCCGGTGTCGGTGCGAACGTGATTCCGAGT